ACAACTATTTTATTAAAACTTGCGCTAGCTGTAATTGCTTTAGTAGATGTGTATCCTACAGTTGTTCCTGTAGATGTATTAAGAAAATAAACATCCATGTTACTAGAGCCATTAGCCGATGTAAATGAGTAGGCACCAGCAGCGTATGTTTGCGTTAAAATAACAGATGTATATTTAGATGGGATAGATATATTAAATGTGCTGCCGCTATTTGAAGAATTAAGTAATGAAGATGCCATTAGCTTAGCTCACTTCCAAATGCATTATATGAAATACCTACATTAGTGTTATAAACAGATATTGAAGCGCCCGCTTCAAGAGTCATTCCAATAGTAATAAATTCCGTATTGTTGGCGGGAATGGTTGTTCCGTAAGCAATGTAGGATGCACTGCCTAGAGCTCCTCCACTAGGAATTACTGCGATATTAAAAGTTAAAGCGGCTGTAGTTTGGTTGCATACAGCAACTGTAGAAACTACAGATGATTTTCCAGCACCCACTGTATACAAAGTTGTTTGGGTTGCTGCGGATGGGTATACTTGTGCTAGCACCTTCATTGTTGCCGACATTTTATGCCCCCATCGTTAAGAAGTTATAGGCAAGAACAGTTGCTGGGTCTAAAGTCGCAGAGCTACCAGAACCGCTTCCCGCACCAATTTCTAACCAGTAATTATTATAGTAAACAAAGGTCTGTCCTGTGTTGGAATCAAACCACAAAGAACCAGAGATAACGGTTGGACCTGTAGGTGGTGTTGCTGAGACAGTCACGCCTCCGCCAGAACCTACGGCATTCCATAGAGTTCCGTTGTAAACCTTAACCTGATTAAGTACCGTATTAAAGTAAAGGTCGCCAGCGGCGGCAGAAACAGGGTCACTTGCCGCGCTAACTAGGTTAAGGCTGGCTAATACGCGAACTGACATTTATTATCCTATTACTACGACGTTATATGCGCTTACTCCTGGAGCTGTAGCAAAGGATACCGTAACAGTGTTAACAGTTGAGTTCACCACGTCAGTAAAGACTTGGGCATAAGTTGATGCGTCAAAGATAGTAACTTGTACAAATCTTGTATTGAGGTTGTGAGTAACTGTGTATGAGGTAGTAGAGCCGTCACCGATTGTGGTCGTGTACTTGCGGGCTACTACGTCAGTGTTGATAGCTACCTGGTTAGTGGTAGCAGCTCCCGCAGCTCCCTGACCAGAGATAGTGATACCAAGACCTGGGGTTACCGCCAAACCGCTAGAGGTTGTATTAAGACCTGAGGTGGCTGGAAGAAGGATTAATGAACAAGAAGAGGTAGTTGTGAGACCGCCAGTGCTGGTTGGGTTAAGAGCAAGACCGCTTGAGTCTGTCTTCAAACCTGATGTAGATGGTAGAAGAACTGCGCCGCCGCTAGAGCCTGTAGTCAAACCGCCCGTTGTTGAAGGAGCAAAAGTAAAGTTAGTTCCAGTAAGAAGAACACCATTTGAGGCTGTGTAAGTTCCAGCACCAGAGAACTGACTAAATGAAAGGCTATCTGTACCTAGCTTAATTCCCTTATAGGGTGTGGTCGCTGTTCCCTGAGCAGTCTGTGTCCAACCAGTTGAAAGCTGAGTGCTTCCACCTACAACAAATACAAAGTCACCAGCAGTTACCTGTCCCGCAATGTGGTTATCTGCATCTGTAGCGCGTGTGAGAACTGTAGCAACGCCAGTCGTACCAGCTGTTGAAACATAATAAATACCATTTTGAAGTGCAGTTGTTTGGTTCTTAACAAGAACGCGGTCATTAGCAAGTAGAGTGTAGCCATCAATTACTGTTGCACCTGTTGTGCCGTTTGTAAGAGTGGCACCAATACCAGTTCCCTGAGAAGCATCAGAAGAGCCGTTAGCGTATGTCCAACCAGTAAGGTTAGCGGTAGTAGCAGCTTGAACTTCATCGTGTACGTTTAAACCAGTAACAGCGGCATCAACGTAGCTCTTATTAGCTGCGTCTGTTCCAGCAATAGGCGTTGCAAGATTTGTAATCTTGTTTGAGCCCATTGAATAATCGCCAGTTGCAGTTGCAAGAGCATTAAGATGTATACCAGAGTGGTCTGCGTCAATATGACGGTGGACGTGGTCTGCGCGTGAAACTTTAAGTGATGTGCCTTGTGCATTTGCAAGGCCAAGATTAGCCATATCTGCAGTAAGGCCGTAAGGCATAACTGGAACCCAGTTAGAAGAGTTGGTAGTTCCATTAGATACGTACACAACAAGGTTGGTAAGGTCCAAATACATTGAACCTGTAGACATAGGTGTAGACGCTGGAGCGCCTGACCCTGTAGCAACTCCACCTACTGGTGCCCAGCCTGTACCCTCATAAACTTTAAGCTGATTAACTACGTTGTCATAAACAACTTGACCAGTGACTGGTGAGCCAATGGCATTAATCTGTGTGGTGGAGAGGTTCTGGATTCGGGCATTCTGAAGCTCAAGCTGATTAAGGTTAATCGGCGTTAAGAAACTACGTGACATTCACTCTCTCCTTATGAAAGGTAGGCGTTACCGCTAAAGGCTGATTGAAAGTGGACCGTAAGTTGTTTAGGACTTGTGTATGTGATTTCGCCTTCAACTATGGTACCAGTGGAATCTTGAACCGTCACGTTAGGGTAAAAACCTAAATTGTGTGTGATGGCCCAATCTGTTGCGACTACCCCCTGAACATGGTGGTAGGCAATCGATGGTGCATTGATAGCTCCAGCCGTAATGTTAGTTACGTTTACTGCTGCTGGGGCCGTTTGTGGAACTGTAATGACAACGGGCTGTGTCTGTGGGTATATATTAGTCAAGGGTCACCTGCTGCTGCACGAATACTTGTCCTTTGATGTAGGTCTGTTCGAAGTCTGTATTGGAAGAGTTGGTTGCCTGCAAATCCCAGAATGCACGTACTGGTAGATACTGAGTAGCGGAAGACGTTAATGACAAAGTGATAACGCCATCTGCTGGGTTAGTCTTTGCAATATCAAAGGTGGCGTAAAGAGAAGGCGCATTTGGATAGGTTCTAATCTGGGCCTTGAAGGTTAGGTTAGTAACATCAAATGGGAAGATAAATTGCTGAGACCAAGAATCTCCTTGATAAATCTGGATGTCGTATACGCCCGCATACTCTGGAAGAGGAGTGCGGCCGAGCATATCGTTTTGAAGGTATACCCGCTCTGGTTGACGGCTATCGTCAATCTCTTGAGGCATATAGATTGGGACAAGCTTATTGGTTGTGCGTGAAACGCGACGTAGGGTGCCAATCTCAAGGCGCCACAATCCGATATTAAGAGCCGAGCAAAGCTGCTTATACTGTTCCCAGCGTTGAGCAATAATCCCAGTTAGCTGCTCATAGCGTTGTGCGCGTGGGATGGTTACCCCGTCTGGAGCGGTGATATTAATGTCAAAGGCCGCATCTGTAGCGAGCGCCCATAGAGCCTCAATAGCAGCCAGGATAGCGATTGGATATTCTTCAACAGGCTGGATGCTGTTAAGGGTAACTGTGCTGCCAAAGCTATCTGTGCGGTTATAGGTATGTTGAGTTACCGCTGTATTGATAAAGGTAGTTAGGTCTGCGTCTAAGAAGTAGCGGACTGTAGAGCCCTGAACCACGATTGCCGCGCCGTTAGCTGGGGCAGATACAAAGGTTAGAAGTCCAGTGTTGCCCTCTAAAGAGTATTGGTTTGGATAGACCTGGGCTGTGCCGTTTACGGTCACATAGAGGTTAGTAAGCTCAACAGGCTTAACGTTTAGATAGAAGGTATTAGTTGACCCATCGCCTGTTCCAGTAAAAGTAAAAGCTTTAGAGGTGTCGCCTAGCTCTGTACGAACTCTTGTTAAAAGGTCTGCAAGTAGGGCCACCAACCACTCCTAACTCTTAACCTAAATGGTTTCAGTTTTTAATTAAAAAATCTGTATAAACGAATAAGCGGGCCCGAAAGCCCGCCCACTCCCGCTAATTATTTTATAGCGTATTAGCTAAGTAACCCTTTTCCTTAAGGTGCTGAGCTACCTGCTTAGTTACTGTATAGCGCTGACCAGCTTTGAAGTTGTAGTTATTACCAGCTCCGAGAGTCATATTTTCAATGGTCTCAATAACTCTAATTTCTACAGCATCGTTATCTGGGTTTCCTACTGTGATAACTTCATCGACAATTACTGTCTGACGGTCTGGGACTCGTGCATCAATAACTTCTTCTGAAAGCTTAGCGGCTGCGGTAACGGATGCCATTGACATCTCATTTGCTCGTTCAGCCTGAACCTCTGCATTAGCTGCAAGAGCCTCTTCACGTGCGCGACCAGTTACATCTGTGGGCTTCTTTGTAGATGCCATTTGGATTCTCCTTGTTAATGTCTCAGTTAGATAAGGCGGGCCCTCACGAGCCCGCCCTTTAAGCTATTTAGTTGTAATTAGTTGGTTTCTGCAATGATTACAGACTGGTCAGTGATAAGACCAAGACCGAAGATTGAGTACCAAGCAAGTGCATGCTCACGACCGAAGTCAAGGATTCCGCCATCGCGGAGTTCGACTGGGAGTGAGATAGCGTGACCGAATGCGTTGTCTCCGATGAAGATAGCGCTATAGCGGTCTGAACCACCGTTACCTGTGTAGGTAGCTGGAGTTGTGTATCCTCCACCAGCTGTAACAGTTGGGTTAGCAACTGCAGTATCAGCTGTGTAAGAAGTACCAGCTCCACCAGCAACCTTGAGGACCTGTGTGGTCTCAATGAAGACTGTGTCGTACAAGCGACCAATTTCACCGAGCATGAAGTTACCAGGTGCTGCGTACTTGGTTACTTCGATGAATTCTGGATTGTCACGAAGCTTACGGCTTTGGTGTGGGTGCACAAAGCAAACGTAAGTCTCGCCCAACCGAGGGATGTTCTTGGTTGCGAGTGTCTCGACAGCGTCCTTGACAGTGTGAGGTGTCAAGTAGAAAGTACCAGTCATTGACGCACGGGATGTACCCTTTGTGCCATCTGCGTACCAGTTGTTAACTGCTGAGAGGTTTGAGCGGTCTTCACCATAGATGGTTGAAGTAGCTGCGTAGAGGGTATCGCGTGAAAGCTGGTCTAGGTAGATAGCCATGTTGCGACCCAATAGACGTGAGGCTGAAGCCATTACGTCATCGAATGAAGCATTGAGCAAGAGCTCAGATACTGCAAGAGCATAACCATGCTCAGTTACAGTGATTGAGAATTGCTGTGCTGTAAGTGCGTTAGTCTGCATGCGAACACCTTCAACAAGCGCTGAAGCGAAGCCGAGGTTGTTGTAACGCATGAAGTTGATTTGAAGACCAGGAGCAACACCGAGTTCAGTCTTCTTGACTGCAAACTGCTCAAAGCGAAGGATTGGCATGGCCTGGAAAAGAATTTCCTTGGACCAGATTGTCTGAATCGCCTGAGTCAGCTGGGTGTTGGTACCTGAGTATGCTGTAGGTGCTGCGGCAAGATTGCCTGTACCTGTAATACTTGATGCCATTTAGCTATGACTCCTTGTTAGATTTTTATGGGTTGGGGGGTATTAACCGAACAGCCCGCGAGACTTACCACGAGCGGATTCGCTCATGATGCGGTCTCTGTATTTTGCGTATTCGTTCATCGGCATGGCTGCAATCTCTTGAGCCGTTAACGTACGTTGCTCCATATTGGTTTCCAGTGGTCCAGCGGGAGGAGTAGTAATACTCGTTCCCTTCATTTCTTTTCTGGCGGTCTGCATTGCAGACTGCGCAGATTCAAGAATACTTGCTGAGCGTTCCTTTAACTGTTCCACGCTTGCTGTAATCTCTTCACGGCTATTGCCTTGAATGAAATCAACAAGTTGTGGAATGATATTGTCGCGCTCGGTTTCAATCACTTGCTGGCGATAAGCTTGCAAGTCTGCAAAGGTCTTTTCGCGCTCCAGAAGAGCGAAGGCTCGTTCGCGTTCTGAACGCTCACGCTCCAACTGCTCCTGCAACTCTTTTGTCTTTAGTTCTGCATAAGACTTCGCATCGAGCTCAGACTCTTGTGCTTCCTTAAGACGTGCCGCCTCAGCTTCCGCTTCAGCCGACTTACGAGATGCTTCTTCTTCTTTTTCTTTCCGTAGAGAGTTTAGCTCTTCCTTCAAAGATTCAATCTGTGGGTAGAGCTTGTCCTTCTCTTGCGAACGGACTTTAGCTAAATCCTCATCTGTGTAGAACTTAGTTGAGTTCGTAGTAGTAACAGTAGGCGCGTCAACGCCCGACACATTTACGACTGGAGCCGTTCCAGCTTCTGCTTCAAAAGCAGTAGCCATGTTTTCTGCAGTATCTGACATGCTTATATCCTTTGTATTCTAGGGGTCGTTTTCCGAAGTGAGAGCTCATATGACCTAACGTTGTTTAATTTTCTCGGTACCTACAAAAAAATACAGGCTAAACACCTTTATTTTTCGTAGTCTTGCGGAACCCTTCTCTGTGGGAGCTGTGTTCCGTAAGCTTGAGTTACCAAAGAGTTACGTAGCGCTTGGTCCGCTGTCTGTGCCTCAAGAACCGCTGGGTCAAGAATCTGTGGCATCTTTGATTCAGGAACGCCCATGTTCTCTACGCCCTTAGAGCCTGCAGGTGTTCCTGCCTGAGCAATAGGTTGAGCTGGGTTACCGCCAGCTGGAGATTGCATTCCAGTTAGGCTCATAATGTCGTTTTCAATCTGGGTCTGTACAAGCTTAAGTGCGCCATCAGATACAGCATCATCAATAAGCTCTTGACGAATCTCTGTGAGCTTCTCCGCAGGGAACTCTTCGCCGAGTGAGCGCAATGCGCCTTCCTTAGACTCAAGACCAAGAGATAGCTTGCTTTGGATTTCGTTAAGAGCAATAAGCTTGTCGAGAGGAAGTGGCTGTGGGAAGTGCACATAAGAACGGTAGGTAAGTGGGTCGTTAGGGTCTAGCTGAGGTATTTGACCTGGCTTTAGTGGAACTTGGCTAGCGTTAGGGTCCCAAATAAATGTCTCTGGCTCTTTAATAGCAAGAGATAGAAGGATGAGCTCATTAACGCGCTCTAGACCGTGGGCGTACTGAATAATCTTTTGATGGTAGCGGTTCATCAAAGGCTGGAACATAATTGAAAGCGCAACGCCAGAGGTGTTTGATACTGGCATAGCTTGACCAAGAGCTGACTCTGGTACGCCAATCATTTCGTGCATAGCCTTCTTGAGCATCATCAAGAAGTCCATAGCGCCCTTTAGACCTTGAGCGCCACCTTCTAGGTTTTCTACCTTTGCGTCTTTTGGTAGCCCGCCCCAGACTTTATTAGCACCCTTCTCAAGCTGAGAAGCCTTTGCACCGATGATGACTGTGACTGGGGCCGCATGATAGTTGACAATGTCTGCAATGTCAGTCGCGGTTTCGTTATAAGCCCTATTGATATTAATAATAGGCTCGCAGTCGCTAAGACCCCAAGGACTACCAGAAATACGAACGTTAGGAATATGAATAACGGGAATCGTGCCAAGCGGGTTAGGGCGCGAGTCAATGAGCTCATCGTTTATGTACTCCTCGATGACGTCTTCTGTGAGGATTTCCGTGTAGGTAAACACCTGTCGAGTACCTTCCAGAGAAGTACCCCAGAAACGATACTTAAGCTTGAAACGGATAAGGCGTTCGCGGTCGTGTGGATGGAACTCGGGGAAACAAAAAGAAGAGTTAAGAGGCAGAATTCGTACACGACCAGGATGAGGACGACCTGAAGGGTCCACATAAGCTTCTTCATAAGCCACTTTAATAAAGACATCGCCCGACACCGTTCCTTGCTGACCGATTTCCCATAGGACTGTAGCTTTGTTGTTATCTACTTCCCATACCCGCTCAAGTAGGTCTGGGACGATTGCTTCGGTCTGCTTGGGGCTGCGGAAGGTAACACCTTTACCAAAGGTAAAGTTAATAATGAAATCAGAGAATGCTTTGTAATAGTTAAGCATAATCTGGGCTTCGCCAGTCTGACGGCGATAAGAATAGTGATGGCCTAGATACATAGCCCAGTTAAGGCTATAACGGTTTAGGCGGGG